TGTTACGGTCATCAATGGTGGTAACAGGCCTGCGCCCGCGATCATCACTCTCCCAGGACCTGTAACAAATCCTGTCATCTACAATGACACCTACAGTAACACGTTGGAGTTCGAGATCGACGTGGCTGCGAGCGACAACCTGCAGATCGACCTTGGCAATCGTACTGTCAAGATTAATGGGTCGCAGTCACGTCGTGGTGCACTACTAAACCCTGACTGGTTCCTGTTGGAGTCTGGCGACAACTTCATCCGTTACCGTGCAAGCGCTGGAGGCTCTAACCCTGCCAGCATCGCTTTCCGAAATGCTTGGAGGTGAACAATGGCAGTAACTAACCCTCCCATTGCACTGCAGAACGCAGGCTCGACACATACAGCTGAGGTGCTTCGCAACGCTCTCAGTGGCATGCTGGTTGGTGCCCGTGCGAACAGTTCGATGGTGCCGCGTGCAGGCGTACATCCCTCGATCGGTGGTGCGCTAGCAGTAACGCAGCAAGGCTCGCCTGCTATGGGTATCACTGTCGCTACTGGTATGTGCTACGTAGCGGGTACTGAAGGTACTTCGCAAGGAGCCTACTCCTGCTACGCGCCAACTACTACCAACGTCGCGGTCACTGCTGCTCACGCTTCCTTGTCTCGGATCGACTTGGTGGTGTATCGTGTCTACGACTCAGTGTTCAGTGGCGCGTCAAACACGTCGGCTCTGGAGGTCATTGCAGGCACTCCAGCTAGTTCGCCGTCTGCGCCTGCGACGCCGAACAACTCCCTAGTCCTCGCGCAGATCCTGATCGGCCCAAGCGTGACGACTATCGTCAACGCCAACATCACCGATCGCCGTGCCTACCTCGGTATGGGCATCGTTCCCGTAGCTACGTTCGCTGACCTGCCCTCGGTGGGCTTGCATGTTGGTATGCAGGCATACGTACGCAGCGAGTTCACTGTGTACACGTGGGAGGGTGCTGCATGGACTCGTCCATACATCTTGACCAAGTCGCTACTGGAGGTCACCTCAACGGCCACCACTAGTGCCATCGGTACCACAGAGACAGTGTTCACCACTGCACCGTCAGGTACCTACAAGGCGAACACGGCGTACAAGTTGGAGTTCAAGGCCAGCTACGTTATGAGCTCGGCCACCTCATACCCGTACTTCTGGGTGCGAAAGACTGACGCCGCAGGCCAGACGATTGCCGACTTCTACCGTCAGCCTACTCCTGGCGTTGCGAGCCAGCCGATGGGATTCAGCCTGTACAGCTACTTCACCATTGGTGGCTCGGATGTCACCGCAACGCTAGTGGGCGTAACGCGTGCAAGTTCAGGTACAGTCACTGTGCAGGCTGGCACTGGTGCAGCTCGTACCCTTCGGATCATTGAGGCAGGAAGAGCTGCCGACTACCCCAACTGGCCTACGCTCACTTAAGGAGTGACATGCCGTTCCCCGCATCACTCCAAATCATTACCGTGACAGGTAATTTCACTGTCTATCCAGGTAATGATCCGTCTAGTGGTTCAGTCAAGTTCACATCTACAAACTGGCTGTTCAGTCCTGACGACAACGAGATCGTTCCACCATTTGCTACAACTGCGAACGTGACAGCAGGTGCGTTCACTATCGACCTGCCCGCAACTAACGATCCTCAGTGGGCGCCTGCTGGATGGTCATACGCTGTCGAGATCACCATCGACGGTACCACGTTGACAGGCTCTATCATGCTGCCGTATGATGGTCCTGACCCTGTCGACATTGCTGACATCTTCACGCCTGCTTCCGCATCAGCTGGACAGCTGTTCATCCTGATCACGCAGAAGGGCTTTGCAGGTGGTGTAGCTGCTCTTGACGATGACGGTGATGTCATCGATGCTGCTGGAAACAAGATCTTGGGAGGCGGGGGTGGTGGTAGCGTAGCTTGGGATGATGTCACAGGAAAGCCTTCCACCTTCACTCCTTCGCTACATGCGTCTTCGCATGCCGACGGTGGTAGCGACGAGATCAGTGTTGACGGTTCTCAAGTCACTTCTGGTACTGTACCGATTGCCAGAATTCCTACCGGTACTACAGGATCGACCGTTCCGTTCGGTAACGATGCAAGATTCACTGACGCGCGCACTCCCACGGCTCATGCTGCCTCCCACCAGGATGGCGGTTCAGACGAGCTGGCTCTCGATGCCAGTCAGGTCACGTCTGGCTCGTTTGCCATTGGACGTATCCCGACTGGCAGTAGCTCGTCTACAGTTACCATTGGTAACGATGCTCGTCTGAGTGATGCTCGAACCCCTACAGCGCATGCGACTTCACACCAAGATGGCGGTAGTGATGAGCTTGCCTTGGACGGCTCGCAGATCACTTCAGGCACAGTGGCTATTGGTCGTATCCCTACAGGTACGTCGGGTACGACAGTTCCATTCGGCAATGACAGTCGCTTCACCGATGCGCGTACGCCAACTGCTCACGCAACGTCTCATCAGGACGGTGGTAGCGATGAGCTTGCACTTGACGCCTCTCAGGTCACTACAGGCACGTTGGGTGTGGCTCGAGGCGGTACGGGCGTCGCATCTGTCACAGCGAACAGCTACATCAAGGGCAATGGTACGTCAGCCGTTGTGGAACGTACGTACGCCCAGGTGAAGACCGACCTTTCCTTGGACTTGGTCGACAACGTTAGCATCGTCGGACGCTTCAGCCTGATCACGTCAGGTGAGGAGACTCTCGACCGTCTGCAAACGTTTGGTGACGTAGACATGGTGCTGGGTTCAGTGCACCTGACCTACTTCACTGCACGTAAGACCGAAACCATCAACAATGTCGTCACGGCTATCCCGTCTACCGCTGGCGCCTCGAACACTACGTCACGTATTGGTATCTACACCATTGACGGCTCGGGCAACCTGACGCTCACAGCATCCACAGCCAACGACACTGCACTGTGGACCTCTACTGGTACTCGCACCAAGGCACTGTCCTCGTCCTGGTCCAAGGTAGCTGGAACGCGTTATGCTGTAGGCATGTTGACTATCGGTGGCACACCGGCACAGCCTGGGGGCATCTTCACCATCCCTAGCCTTTCAGGCACTGCTCCTCGTGTCGCTGGCGAGATGACTGGACAGTCTAGCCTTCCGTCAAGCATCAGTGTCGGAAGCATTGTTGACAGCTACCGAATGTACCAGGTACTATTCACACCGTAAGGAGACGGAAATGGATCTTGCGGCTATTCTTTGGATCTTCGCACTGGTGCTTTTCGTCGTCAGTGCTTTCGTCAACCCTCCTCGTGTGTCACTAGTCAGCATTGGACTGGCATGTCTCACAGGAGGCTTTCTGATTGCCGGACACGTTTTCTAGGAGGTGAACATGAACCCGCATCCAGTCGATGAGGACCCTGAAGAGCACATCGGCCCACCAGTAGAGGAGGAAGACAATGGCATGGGTCCTGGTGGAACCGCTGAAGGACTTCCGAACGCAACTGAACGTAGAGGCACCGGAGAGGGACACGGAGAGTGACGGCTCCGTAGGCGACTGGCAACACCAGCAGGGTGACAGCGACCACAACCCAGACGACACTGGCAAGGGCAATGCGGGGTGGGACGGCGACCCTGATAGCACCGAAGAAGTTCGTGCCATTGACGTCGACAAGGACTTCAATGCAGACTTCACACCAGCTGAGTTCCTGGCTCACCTGCTGAAGTACTGCCGCAACGGTACCTTCTGGTGGATCCGCTACATCATCTTCGAAGGCCACATCTACCACAAGAGCGTCAACAACTACGAGAAGCGCGTCTACACTGGTGAGAACAAGCATGATCACCACTTCCACATCAGTTCTGATCACACTCAGAAGGCTGACAACTACAAGGCTGCCAACTACCGATTCGAGGAGTTGAGTACTTTGAACCAGCAGGACCGTGACTGGCTCGCGTCACTCGTACGCACCGAGGTCGCCAAGGCTGTCCAGGCAGCTCAGGCAGCTACGGCGGCGATCAAGGACTCTGTGGAACTGTCGTCCTGGACGACCGGCGGTGGCCTGAAGAGCGAGGTGGGCAACGCTGTACTCAATGCTGGCTGGCCCCTTGAGGAAGGTGCACAGCGCACTCCGAACTGGGCAAACCTTCAGGAGGTATACGCACTTCTGAAGACCCTCGAAGAGCGTACCCGCCCTGTGGAGCCGCCAGCATGACAGACCTGTACGAAGGCGAAGAGGAAATGGATCGGAGTCAGCCCGACTTCAACGGTCCATACGATGCGGAGAAGAACGGTCGCTGCGCGTTCACTCATCCACTGAACGGGTTTGGTCGCTGCGAACCTCTCAACAAGATTCCGCGGGAGTGCCCGCCCAAGGAAGAGTAGGAACTAGTCCATGCCGAGCGAGATCAGGTACGTATTCGTTGACGCGCTGTCTGGTGAGATCCTCGAAGAGATCCCACTGCAGAGCGTCACGATGGGCTTGACACTCAATGGTGGAGAGTTCAACGCTACGTTCGGCTTGGACCTTACCGGGTACAGTAATGACCAGCTCGTCTCAGCTACCATCCCAGGACGGACTCTACTGGTGATGGAGACCGACTCAGTGGTGCTCTGGGGCGGGCTGGTCTGGACTCGCACCTACCAAAGCCAAGCCAAGTCAGTTCAACTCTACGCCAAGACATTGGATCAGTATCCCACCAAGCGAATGGTCACTACTGATCGTTCCTTTACGAATACTGACCCTCGCAACATCATGCGACAGCTGTACACCGACATGCAGTTCGATCCCAACAGTATCCAAGTCGACTTGCCCTCAGCGTTCAGTACTGCCAACACAATCGACTTGGACGTTGCAGTTTCGGAACAGAAGACCTACCGTTCAGTGATCGACCAAGTTGCTACA